GTTGAGGCCGGTGCGGCCGGCAACACGGCCGCCGGTGCGGAATTGATGCTCGTCTCGCCGATCGCGGGGGTTTCCGGGACGGCGCTTGCCGGCGAGGCCTCCATTTCCGGCGGCGCCGACGACGAGAAGCCCGAGAGGCTTCTCGAAAGGCTTGAACAGCGCGTGCAGAACCCACCCGAGGGTGGCGCGGACCATGATTACGAGCGCTGGGCGCTGGAGCGCCCGGGCGTGACGCGCGTGTGGGTCTATCGCCGCTGGCTCGGCGCTGGAACGGTCGGCGTCACCTTCGTCTATGACGACCGCGACGACATCATTCCGACCGCGCAGGACGTCCTCGACATGCAGGCCTATCTAGAGGCCCCCTCGCGCGGCCCCGCCACGGCTGACATCATCGCCTTCGCACCGACTCCCGTCCCGCTCAATCCCGATATCTCGCTGACGCCCGACACGACTGACACACGCGCAGCCGTCGTCGCGGAGCTGAAGGATTTCCTCTACCGCGATGCGCGACCGGGCGGCGTGCTGCGGCTGAGCCGCATCGACGAAGCGATCTCGATTGCGGCCGGCGAAGATCATCACGTTTTGAATTCACCCGTCGCCGACATCGTCTCCGAGCCTGGCCAGATGCCGGTGCTCGGTGTGCCGAGCTGGGGTGCGTAATGGCGCTGCCCGATCGATACGCGACCCTGTGGTCTCAGCTCCTGCCGCGCGGGCTTGCCTGGCCGCGCGCGCTCGACTCGGTGACGTATCGGTTGGGACGGGCACTGGGGGCGGAGTTCGCCCGCGTTCACGAGCGCGCCGAGGACCTGCTTGTCGAGGCGGATCCGGCAACAACGGTCGAGCTGCTCGATGAGTGGGAAGAATTCGCCGGTCTGCCCGATCCCTGCAACCCGCTCGTGCAGACGCGCCGCGAAAGGCTGCAGGCCCTCAAGACGCGGCTGACCGACATCGGCGGTTCAAGCTTCGACCGATACACGCGGCTCGCCGCCTCGCTCGGCTACGACATAGAAATTTCGACCTTCCGTCCGTTCGAATTCGGGCGCTCGGCCTTTGGCGGCAGCGACCAATGCGGCGGAACGCATCTGCGCTCGCTGTTGCGCATCAAGGTGCTGGGGCCGCGCGTGACGCCATTCGAGTTCGGCATGTCGGAGTTCGGCCGCGACCCGATGGCCCGCATCGCGCGCGCGGAAGACTTTGAGTGCCGCCTCGACCAGATCGTCCACAGTCACATTCTTTTGCAAGTCGGCTACGAAGGAGCCTGAATATGGACCGCTACGATCCGCTGAATGCCGTCGCGCCCGGCGAAGCTTACCGGAACGCCAATGAGGGGACGGGCGACGAAGGCTCGTTTCCGAATGCCCTGGGCTTCGATGCGACGATGACCGAAATTGTGAATGCCATCGTGGCGCTTGGCGGCGTGCCCAGCAACGCAAGTTGGGACCAGCTCGGGGCGCGGATCATTGCTTACGTGGCAACACAAGACGACGCCCTCTCCACTGCGCTGACGGCTTTGCTCGCCGGAAAGGTTGCCAAGACGGGCGACGCGGTGACGGGCCTAATCGACAGCACGATCGCGGCAGGTGCGGGGCTCCGCCTCACGATATCCGACAATACCGCGGCGCTTATCCAGTCGCTCCTTTTCCGCCGTGGCGACGGCTCCGGAACGGTGGCACAGTTTCAGACGAGGGGCGACGCGGCAAACGGGATCGACCAGCTTCGCCTGAACTTCACGGGTGGGCAATCCTACACCTTCAACAAGGCCGGCAATCTCCTTCTCGGGGCCGACCCAAGCGCGGCGCTCGACGCGGCGACGAAGCAGTATGTCGACGGCCGCGAGGTGCCGACCGGGACAACCATCCTGTTCAATGGAACTTCCGCGCCTGCCGGGTTCCTGAAGGAAAACGGCGCAGCTGTCTCGCGGACGACATATGCCGCGCTCTATGCGGTCATCGGAACGGCTCATGGTGTCGGAGACGGCGCTACGACGTTCAACTTGCCGGAATCGCGCGGCGAATTCTTCAGGGCGCTCGATGACGGGCGCGGTATCGATGCCGGTCGCGCGCTCGCCAGCGCTCAAGCCGATGAGCTGAAATCTCACAGGCACGCCCTGTCGAAGCGTGGCGGCAACAATAGCGTTTCATCAACGAGCCTCGTGGCCGGCGCAGGCTCCGCCAACGTCGCCTTCGACGCCGACATCATGGATTTGACTGGCGGTGCGGAAACGCGCCCGCGCAACGTGCCGAAACTTGCCTGCATCAAGTACTGAGGAAACATCATGAACATTCATCACTATCATCCCGTGACGGGCATCTATTGCGGATCGTCTTCAGCCGATCCGGATCCGCTCGAACTCCTCAATGCACAGCGTGCTGCGCGGGAGCCGATCGAGGATGCCGCGCGGGCGGTTCGTGCCGCTGCCGCAGAGACCGCGATCGTCATTCTCACCAGTGCCGTCGAGACCGCACAGCAGGCTTTGGTGACGGGCGTCGCCGCGCTCGACGAAGAAGCTGAAGACTACGAGACGGCGCTTCAGGCTCTCATCGCCGCCCGCGACGCTGCTCTTGTGACGGCTGAGGACGTCTATCGGGCTGCAATGGATGCTGCCGATGCAGCGCTCGCCGACTCCATGGCAGAGGCGGAAGCCGCGGCCGCCGCCGTGGAGCCGGTTGTCTGGCTGGTGCCGGGCTCTGCAACTCTGATCGCGCCGCCCGCGCCAGGAGAGGGCATGCAGGCCGTCTTCAACGGCGAAACTTGGGATCTGTCGGAAATTCCGGGAATCGGGGCTTAGCCCCGGCACACCCGCCGGTTCGGCGGGAGATGGGCGCGCCAACGCCCAGAGCTACGCGGCTGGAACCGCGCGTATCGGCAAGCCTAGGTCTTGCTTCCACCCCGCCCGTCAGGCCGGACCTGACGGCGCTGATATGCACGGTTGAATCCATGGAGTCCATGCCTGTTAAGACCCGCCGCCGCCCGGTTTCAAGCACCCGGCCGGCAGCGGGATATGTCGGCGGCAAGCGCAATCTGGCCGCGCGCCTGGTCAAGCTGATCGAGGCGGTGCCGCACGAGACCTATGCCGAGCCTTTTTGCGGTATGGGTGGCGTGTTTTTGCGGCGTCAGAGCGCGCCTCGCTGCGAGGTCATCAACGACGCCTCGCGGGATGTCGCGACCTTTTTCCGGATCCTGCAGCGGCATTTTCCGCAGTTCATCGACACGCTCAAATTCCAGATCACGAGCCGGGCGGCCTTCGACCGGCTGGCCGAGACGCCGCCGGAAATCCTTACCGATCTGGAGCGAGCAGCACGCTTCCTCTACCTCCAGCGCCTCGCTTATGGAGGTAAGGTCTCCGGCCGCAATTTCGGCGTCCAGACGAGCAGCGGCGCTCGCTTCAACATCAACACGCTGGTGCCGCGACTGGAGGAAATCCACGAACGGCTCGCGGGCGTCATCATCGAATGCCTGCCCTACGAGGAATTCATCGGCCGCTACGACAAGCCGGGCACGCTCTTCTATCTCGACCCGCCTTATTGGGGCTCGGAGGGCTACTACGGCAAGGAGCTGTTCGGTCGCGAGGACTTCGCACGGCTGGCGGCGCTTCTCCGCTTGATCAAAGGCCGCTTCATCCTCTCGATCAACGACGATCCCGGCGTGCGAGAAGTCTTCAAGGGCTTCGCCATGAAGGCGGTCGATACGACCTATTCGGTGCGCGGCGGCAAGAACCAGAAGACAGCAGCAGAGCTGATCATTACAGGAGGGCGGAGGTGAAGGATCGCTTCACGTTCGGCGAAATGGCAAAGCCCTACATTCAGGAATACGGTTGGGCGATCTTTCCGGTTTCGCGCAACAAGGTGCCGCTCGTTAAGGGTGGCTGCCATGCCGCCACGACGATGCAGGATCAGATCGATGCATGGGCGGATGAGTTCTCGTGGGCGAACGTGGCCGTTGCTTGCGGCGACGTGAACGGCATTGCTGTACTCGATGTCGACTATCCGGAAGGCGTTGACTGCCTCGCGCGGATATTCGAGCAGGATTTTGAGCCATTCGGCGAGACGATCGAAGCCGCGACACCGAGCGGCGGCCGCCACTACTATTTCATCCAGCCGGACGTGACGCTGAAGAACCGTGCGGGCCACATCGCACCCGGCCTCGACATTCGCAGCACCGGCGGCTCGATTATCGCGCCGCCGTCGATGCACCGCTCCGGCCGTCGCTATGAGTGGGTCAACTCGCCAGACCGCTGGTGCTCAGACGGCTTCGTCGTGCCGGCTCCGATGCCTTATTGGCTCCGGATGAAGGCGGCGGCCGAGAAGCCAGTCGACCCGGTGAAGGCCCGTGCCGCGCGCGAGCGACCTCCATCGTCAAATCCTCACAAGGTGCTGGATATGGAGGAGGCCGAGTTGCGCCAGGCGCGGCCGGGCACCCGGAATTACGCCCTCAACAAAGCGGCCTTTGTGTTCGGCCAGTTCGCGGCCGAGAATGCGGTGGGTGAGGCGGAAGCGGAAGCGCGGCTTATGGCTGCGGCGCTGTCGATCGGCTTGACCGACCGGGAAGCCCTGCCAACCATCAAGGGCGGCTTCCGGGCAGGATTGGGTCAGCCGCGTGAGGGGAGGAAGAGCGCATAGGTGGCCATGCTGTTGTCCTGGGCGAAGCGGACCGCCATGTCGGCCGCCGTGCCGACATCCTCAAAAACGTCGACCTCCGCCCCGTTGTGCCGCAGCTCAAAACCGCCCCGCGTCTTGCTGATATGGAAGTCGTTCGTGCATTCGCCGGTCATAGGAAAGCCCCCTTGTTTTTGGTCGTGGACACATGGAGCAAGCGGGGGCCTGTTCAAGTCTCAAAGCACTTTTTTCCGCGCTCTGAGTCGGCCATCCCGCCGGGCACCGGCGGCAAAATCGACAGGCCACTGCCGCCGCGATAAGGTGGCCCCAGACACCCGGAGATTACCCATGCACCGCCCCTTGGCTTTTGCCCTAGCCCTAACGGCGCTCTCGACGGCTCAGGCCGCCGACCTACCGCCCATGCCGACGACGGCCGCGATCGTGCCCGTCGCATCGCTTGCCAGCGCCACGCCCGCCACGGTGGCGGCCGAGCTGGGCTCTCCTGTCTCATGCCAGGCCAGCAAGTACGGCCAGCGGTGTTTCTATTTGGGCGGTGCTGTGGAGGTCGTATTCATCGGCGGGCTGGCCGACTGGATGACAGTCTACCCGGCAGACGCCTTCCTGACGCCATCGAGCCTTACCCAGCTCGGCTTGCCGGGTGACCTGGAGCCCGCCGCCGACTCCGGCGACATGATCCGTTGGGAAGGCCAGCAAGGGCTCAGGGAGGTCGCCGCCTATGCCGGCGAGGGCGGCCGGGTCTCGTATTTCCACGTCAAGGCAATGACGCCCTGAGAGGGCTCTGAGAGCCCTCTTACGGGCTCATCAGAGAGGCGCGCGGCGGCGGGCGCTACAATGCTTCTAAACCTGAAAGTTGTATGCTCCGGAACCTAGTGGCACCCACTCCGGAAACAAATGCCGCGCTACACCGAACGAGCTGACGCTCGTTCGACCCTCCCACAGGGGGAGGGTGGTCCAGATGTCAACTTGCTGTATAAGACGTATACAGATGAAAGAGGAAGAATCTCATGCCGAACCCGCGCGAAACGCAATCGAGCATCTCAGGCTGGGGCGAGGAGACGTTCGGTCCCGTCGCAAATCCCGTGGCGCTGGCGAAGCGGGCGAGCATCGAGATGGACGAACTCATTGAGGCGCTGGAGAAGGGCGACACCGAGGAAGCCGCGCACGAGACGGCAGACGTTCTCATTCTTCTCAACCGGCTCGGCACCACGCTCGGCTTCGAACTCGCCGACGCCGTCGATACGAAAATGAAGGTGAACCGCGCCCGCCAATGGATTCCGGCCGGCGACGGAACGGGCAGGCACCGGGACTAAACCGCCCGTACCTTTTCCCGCAGCCATGGCTCCAGCTTGTCGAAGCGGAACTCGCCGCGTTCGAATAGACCGATCATGAAGTCATAAGCGGCGACCGGGTCTTCCTCGAACAGATATCCATTGAGCCGCAGGAAGACGTCCGCGACAGCAAAGGCGATGCGCTTGTTGCCGTCGATGAAGGGATGATTGATGGCGAGGCTTTCGAGAAGCGCCGCCGCCTCCGCGATCACGTCCTCGTAATAACCTGTCTGCGGGCGAAAGAGCGCGGACTCGACCGCGCCCATGTCGCGCACGCCATGCGCACCGCCATAGAGATCGATCAGTTCCTCGTGAATCGCGAGAACTTCCGCAAGCGTCAGATAGTCGGGCAT